CTTCAGTAGTAAGTTTATATCTACTGTCGAATCAGATTGAATCGGAATGTCTTATTCCTATTCATGGCTGGCGAACCAAATATTGAAATCGCCCCGTTGTACAAAAGAGAGTCTTGCCTCGTACGTCTACCAGAACACTGGCGTGCGTAGTCTGACTAAAAAAAACTCTTTTGCTATTACGAGACCTTTCAACTGGATGGTTGAGAGGTTTGAAGAGGGTCATCCAATCTCTGTAGGAGAGATGGAGACCTTTGTTATTGATGCTTATAAACGCGCTGAGCGGTTTTACGACTGCTTGGCAATTATCATCGCTCGTTTTCTCTCCCAGAGGGTTTCGAAGAGGTTCCTGGCTACCAAGGATGCTGTAATGGCATACTGGTGGTGCAGGGCCCTCAATGAGACTTTGGAAAAAGAAGCGAAGGCGAAGGTCGCATACATTTATTCCTGGACTAATCGTCAGGAAGAGTACCCGATTTATGATTGGAAAGATAGTCCCCTTAATTTAGGTTGTAAATACCTAAAAAAAGAACTAGTGCTTAAGAGAATTTCTCAGCCCCGAAAGGTTGAGCTCTTTGCTTTCCAACTTCTAAACCTGAAGAAGGGAACCCTAAGACCCGGAATTAGCTTTGTCACGGCTTCTTTATTGAAGCATCGTCAATTACTTGGAACTCCTCGAGAGGAACCTGCAAAGGTTATTCTCGATGAAGTCCGAAGAACGGCGCGTGAAATAGCTCCGGTGTTAAGGGGTTTACTTCAGAAGGGTTTGGATATAAATGTTAGACCTTCGCTCTCTGCTTGTTACGAACGCAGTCGAGCGCATGGTGGTGCACTAAACGAACTGATCCAGGCTCTAGATCCAGAGCTGGATTGGTCGCTTTGTTGGTTCCCGAAGACCGGCCTCCTCAAGTTATATAAACCTTGTTTGGAGGGGATCTTCACCCAACTACTGCAAGAATGGAATGCTGACGGAGCTTTATTGAAAGCTACTCCGGTTGCACTTCTGGAAGCATTTAAGGTGCGGGTGATAACTAAGGGCGAAGCAATTCGTCATTGGTTAGTTCAACCGTACCAGAAACCTTTCTGGAAGGCTCTGCAGAAATTTAGTTGTTTCAGACTCACTGGTCGTCCTGTCGAAAGTCAGGATGTCGATGAGATGTTTCAAGCCTTAAGTGGCTCTGAGAAACTTGTTTCTGGAGATTATGAAGCAGCAACGGACTTTCTAAAGTCCGCCAGCTCTCTTGCGGTAATTGAGGAATGGCAATCTTTTCTTGATCCTCGTCTATGGCTCCCTTTAAAGAGGGCTCTTTGTGGTCATTTACTCGACTATAAGGATGGTTCTGAACCAGTTGTTCAACAAATGGGCAACTTATGGGAAGTTTTATCAGCTTTCCTATCCTTTGTATAGTTAATGCTGCGCTTTGTCGCGCAGCTGTCGAGTTTGGCCGTCAGAGAGTTTACTCTTTGAAGGAAGTCCCCATGTTCATCAATGGGGACGATTGTTTGTTTCCCGCGAGTAATGAAAGTTATTCGTGGTGGCAGACAATGGGCTCTGAATTGGGTCTCCTACCTTCTGTAGGGAAGAACTATTATAGTTCGGAGTTTTGTGTCATAAACAGTACTGAATTTCGTCTTCGAAAAGGGACGATTTCTCCAGTTGCTGTTTGTGATCAAACTCCGTATCTTAATTTAGGTCTTCTCTATGGTAATAAGAGATCACAGAGCGCCGATGAGTCGTCTGTCTCGGCGGGGTCGATTGCCAGTGAGTTCATTAAGTATCGTGAACTCCTTGGGGAATGTTGGAACGAAGAATTTCGCACTGATTTCATCAGGCTACGCTCTACGCTCTTGAAGCGTGTGCCTAACTCGTGGGCCTTGCCTCCGCATATGGGGGGTCTGGGTCTAGTCGACCGGAAATTGACCAGGTTTGAGAAACTCTGGGCCACTTTCTGGCGCGACCACCCTAGAGACCGATTCTCTCTCACATCGATCGATGAGATCGATCACCCATGCCTTGCTAGGATGGCTGCAGAGGAACTTTCTTTGGGAGGTCTGATAAGGATTAAGAGTCTATCTGAGTTTATCTCAGATGGCCTCTCCTATCAAGACTCTCTCGAAGCGTTCCGTTTGCAACCTAATAGTAAAGCTGGGAGTCGCCTTGCAACAGATCTCTGTTGGCAGGTTGGAGTGGAGGAGAAAGAGGGTAACGAAATTTCTGAAGTCAGAAGAATCCGATACATGCGGAAATGGCAGAACCTCGCGAAGCGGGCTGTACGCTATAGTGCACCTATATGGCATGGTGAGTCCTTACACAGTTATGGACCCTGTTACACTTTGCCAAAAGCATCAATACTCTTCAAATAGCAAGAGTATAAGCTATGAAATGATCATTCAAGAACGACCACTGTCGCATGACAGTGTTGATTCAAAAGTTATATAAGTCGTTCGTAATATCGATATCCCGAAAGGGCGATTACTTACGAGCGACCTATGTTCCGTTATGTAGAGTAACTATCTACCTTTATCTATATTTAATAAATTGACAGAGACTGTTCCGAGTTAAGGAACAGGGACTCCGATCTTTGTTAAGTCTAGGTAGAGCGGGACGACTTTTGTATCATCTGCTGGAACTGCAGTGGATATAAAGTTTGAGAATGAGTTGGCACGGGGCCAATATTCCCTTC